AAAATATATATAGTACTGCATTGCACATTGAGGCAGATATAAAGCCGTCACAGGATTATGTATTGTCGTTCGATGTTGATACTGCCGGTAATGAATACTACTTGAATGAGAAACTTCTAGTATATAAAAACTTTACAGTCAGCAAAGGAAAGAACTACATTCAGTGTAAGGTAATTGACAGCATAAGTAAGTCTAATCATTTACAGTACAATGATGTGCCAGAATTAAAAGGGTGGATTCTATTAAAAAACTCCAAAACACAGGAAAACGATATACAGTTTAGTAACGTTCAACTTGAACGAGGCTCCACCGTATCCGACTATGCCCCTTACGCTTCGCAATCACAATCTTTCATCCTTCCTCCAGAGCATCCTTATCTAGCTAAACTTCCTGATGGTACAGCAGACAAGATCATAGTAGATAAAGATGGCAATGCGAAGCTTGTGGCTGTGACTACAAAAGTAATGCCGAAGGACGGAAACATTGACTGGAATGCTGCAACAGCGACATCGCATGCTAATGCTGCTTTTGGAGTACCAGCAGCCAAGGACCTTAGTCACTTCCTTTGCAATAGTTACATTACTTCAGACAGATCTATTGACAAAAGTGGATATGCTTACTTCCCGCTTCAGTCTGGTATCAGGATCATAGATGACAGGTTCACATCTAAAGAAGTAGCAGTTGAATTGCTGAAAGATACAGTCTTCTATTATGCTGCGAATGAAGAAGTGACATATGATCTTGGTAAGATCAATCTTCCGGCTATTCCAGAGCAAGTAAGCAACATTTGGACGGACGCAGAAGTCATTCCAAATACTACTATTGACTATGTACGTGACGTCAGTGTGGTGGTCAAGAAGTTGGAACAAGCAATCGCGTCAATCGTATAAGGTTAGGAGTTAGACATGGCAGTTAGAAGTAAAGCACGGCACGACCTTACTCTTCGTGCAATCAAGCAGGAGATCAAAGATGGTAGGGATGTAGCTTTCTGGCTTGATAAGGCTTACCAACATCTCGACTCTGGTCTGTTCACTGATGATGACATTGCTGAAGTCGAGGAGCTTGCTCAGAAGTACTATGACTCTCTTGACAAGCAACCAGATGGTGTAGATGACACCACGACTATTGATCCAAATGTCCCTACCACTAATGGTGGCACAGAGGACCAGATGACCTCTGGTAGCCTCTCAGGGGATAGCACTACTACCGGTAAGGAGTAACTTATGAAAGCAACATTCAAGGATTGGGCAGAGGCAGCTGGCATTCGAGCAATTAAGACGTTTGCTCAGACGGCAGTTACTTTGATCGGATCTGGTACCGTAGGTTTCACGGATCTTGACTGGGTCCAGATCATCTCCGTTTCTGGAGTTGCAGCTGTCGTCTCGATCTTGACCAGCATTGCTGGTATCCCTGAGGTTGAGGACGGCAACTCGGTGTTCAAGATTGGCTCTGGTACTGATGAGTAGCATCCTACCTACCATCATTGACGTGTCTGAGTGGCAAGGTGACATTGACTGGGATACTGTGAAGTCTAACATCCACTTTGCTATCATTCGTGTCCAGGACGGTTCACATCTAGACGTGAAGCTCTCTCGTAACGTAGCTGCATGTCAGCGGCTCGGCATCCCGTACTACGCGTATGGTTTCTACCGTGATGGTGGAGTTGCAGAAGCAGAGCGCATGATCAACCGTCTGGCATATGCCGGTGGGTCTAAGTGCCGTGGGTACATCATCGATGTAGAGGTTGAAGGTCAGTCTCACAGTGGAATCAAAGCTGCGATGTCTAAGTTGAACGAGACTGGACTTGACAATGGCATCTACATTGCAGCCCATCTGTTCAATGAGTACGGCAGTGACACTTACGGTGAGAAGTGGCGCTGGATCCCGACTTACGGGCCCAATGACGGGTATGCACATCGGACTCCTGGTAAGCAGTGTGATCTCTGGCAGTTCACTTCTAACGGCAGTGTCCCTGGCATCTCCGGTGGTGTTGACTGTAATGCTTGCCTCGGTCGTTCGCTCAAAGACTTTATCTCCGGTGCTGTGACACCCAATGAAGTCAAACCCATTACTGGAGTAAGTGGAGACGTGTATGACATTGCAGCCGATGTGATCTCCGGTAAGTATGGCTCAGGTGATGCTCGAAAGTCTGCACTCGGTTCTCGCTACAATGAGGTCCAGTCAGCAGTGAACTTCATCCTCAATTCCGACGCGTCGACCCTTGCACTCGAGGTGATGAAGGGCACGTTCGGTGATGGTGATACCCGTAAACGTCGACTCGGATCTCGCTACAATGAAGTCCAGAAAGTAGTCGATGAGAAGTACTCGGCGCAGAAAGCCAGGTGTTACGTTGTCCAATCTGGTGACACACTGTCTGGCATCGCGAAGAAGCTCGGCTACGGGAATGACTATATGACTCTGGCTCGCAACAACGGGATCAGTAATCCCAACGTGATCCGAGTCGGCCAGAAGATCTACTACTAGGAAGGGGCGGATATGACGTCCATGTCTGAGGAAGCTAAGATGGTGATGCAAAGCAAGTCCGATGCGGACATCATATCCGTCTTCAACCGTATCCCATCTAGCTTGTTGAACCGAGAAGTCCAGAGTGGCACACACGACTTGCAGATGGAGTTGGCAAAGATCGTCGGCTACTACAAAGTCTACAAAGACGGAGCTGACTTCTTGACTGAGGGTTCCGGTCTTGACTACCTCCCAGCAAAGTTGAACTACAAGATGGCAGCTTCTTTGATCGACAAGGAAGCTCGTTTCTTGTTTGCCGAGCCGCCTGACATTGATGTGCTCAAGTCGGACGACTACCCGGCAGATGAGAAGTACAGTAAAGCAATTGATGACTTGCATCGACTTGTAGCTAATGTTTTAAAAACCAACAAGTTTGATCAGCAGGTAGTGAAGGCCGCTCGAGACTGCTTCATCGGTAAGCGAGTCGGTTGCCTGGTGAACTTCAATGAGCAAGACGGCATCACGGTATGCTTCATCCCGTCTACTCAGTTCATCTACGAGTTCAAGATGAACACCAATGAGCTAAGCAAGTTCGTCGCATTCATTGTCTTGAAAGACAGTACTCGCCTGAATGAACGTCGAATCTTCATGAAGAAGTACACGACCGAGACTACCAATGGTGAAGACAAAGTCTATCTAGATGAAGCTCTGTATGATGGCACTGGTGCCGAGCTCGAGTCTATCACCGAGCATATGGAGATCACACTCGGCCGCATCCCGGCAGTAGTGATCCTCAATGATGGACTTACTGGTGACCTTGACGGAGAGTCAGAGATGGAGTCTCTCCAGAGCTACGAGTCTTGGTTCAGTCGTTTGAACAACGCTGACATTGATGCTGAGCGCAAGGGAATGAACCCAGTCGACTACGCGATCGACATGGACGGTAACAGCACCAAGAACTTGTCTCGAGCTCCCGGTAGCTTTTGGGACCTTGGCTCTGACCAGAACTTGGATAACTCACATGCTTCAGTCGGTTCTATCGAGCACAGTCTCTCTTACTCATCTGCATTGACTGAGACTCTGAAGAGGATCAAGTCTTCTGCTTACGAGACAGTTGACATGCCTGATGTGACGCTTGATTCCATGACTGGTGTGATCTCGAGTGGCAAGGCATTGAAGGCAGTCTACTGGCCTTTGATTGTCCGTTGTAAGGAGAAGATGAAGGCTTGGGGCCCGGCTTTGACCGAGATGGTTGACATCATCATCAAAGGTGCACTCGAGTATCCTAACACCGCACTGGGATATGTTGACTCCATCTTGATGGATGTCCCCTACGAGATTGAAGTAGACAATGTCCTCCCACTTCCCGAGGACGAGATCGAATCAAAGCAGATGGATCTGACTGAAGTGGAGAGCAATGTGATGTCTCGAAAGTCTTACATGAAGAAGTGGCGTGATCTTACTGATGATGAGGTCCAGGAGGAGCTTGAGCAGATCGCCTTGGAACAGCAGATTATCAATGAAGCTTCCTTCTCGACTGGTGTCCCCTACCCTGATACTTCTGACATTAATGAAGTGGATGAGAACCCACTTGGTGAAGGCGAGGACAATCCCGAAGGAGGGGACCTTTCAGAGGCCCCTGAAAGCATTGACAATCAGCAAGCCCAATAAACACCCATCCAAACAGTTAGATGTACTCAGATGACATCTGGTAGCTTCTAGTCTATGAGAGGAGGTCTTCGATGCCGAGCAACCCTTTTGAATATGCAAGTGGAATGCGAGACAAGATCACTGCTAAGGAATCACAGGAGATCCAGCAGATGTATGTCGAGCTCGGGAAGAAGATCGATGCTCTCGGCAAGAAGTACGGGAAGAAGGACACTGCTAGTGCTCCATTGCAGCAGATGTACTACACCCAACTCAAGAAGCAGGTTGAAGCTTGGTCTAAAGAGCTCAGCAATGGCGTGTACTCGAAGGTGACCCACGCAATAGGGTCTGTGTCTGATGCTGTAGTCAAAGATAATGCAAAGTGGTTAGAATCTCTTGGCTTCAATAAGGACCACATCAGTGCGGCTTTCAGTAACGTGAACCAGTCAGTGGTGAACTCCATCGTGACTGGCAAGATCTATGGTGGTAAGTCTGGTTCATGGTCTCTCTCAAAGAGTATCTGGGGAGACAACGAGAAGAACCTCAAGACTATCTACAGGATAGTTGCAGAGGGTATGGCAATGCAGATGGGTGTCCAGGAGATTGCCGAGAACCTTCGAGACTTCGTGGACCCGACTAAGAAGCTGGACTGGACTGGTCCGGACGGCATCAAGATCTATGGCAGGAAGACTGACTACAATGCACAGCGCCTGGTGAGGACTTTGTCACAGCATGCTTACCAGAAGTCAGTCTCACAAGTCGCCTGGGACAACCCGTTCATAAGTAAGATCAAATGGATAGCTAACGGTTCTCGTGTATGCGAGATCTGCAAGAAGCGCAACGGTAAAGTCTATGCATTGTCTAAACTTCCACTAGACCATCCGAACGGCATGTGCGTGATGGATCCAGTAGTTGATGATGACATTACGGACCAACTAGCAGACTGGGTCAAAGGCAAGGAGATCAAGAAGACAAAGGGCATTGACAAGTTTGCTGATCTACTCGGGTATGACAAAGATGAACTCGCAAAGAGTATATTGAAGACTCCTAACAAACCTGAGGCAAAGCCGAAAGCAAAACCGAAGAATAACTTGTCTTATACTAGTAACATGAAACTTACTCATATTGAAGAAGCTACGAAGTCTTTTGAAGTTGACTTCAAAAATGATATAGCCGCTTTGAAGAACATAGAACCAAAGTATGGAGTAAGTGGCAATGAGCTTAGGTCTTTTGACAAAGCTGATGCTGACGATGGTCTCAAGCTGATGCTGAAGAACTATTGGGGTTCTATGAAGTTCGAGACAGTGAACAAGTACATGAGGAACTTGCCATTGAATGAAGACGAAGTTCGTCAAATCAATAAGATATCTAAGAGCATGAAAGAAGACTTTGGCTTCGGTCTTGATGACGGCTTGAAGAAGATGAAAACTTTCATAGGTAAGAACGATCTTGACGGAAATGTAGAAGTCTTTAGGTACATACGAGAAGCAAATGATGTGATAGATGATCAGTTGTCTAAAGTCGGAAACGAGTTCACCGACAATGCCTTTGTATCAACAGTAAAGAAAGACCAAGGCGATGGTAAGAAGTTCATAGGAAAAGATCCGGCTTATAAACTTCATATTCTTGTACCAAGAGGCAAAGGTAGAGGTGTAGATGCCGAACGTGTCATTGACTTACTCAGGAATGTATCTAACTACTATGGCATACATGCTGAGAACGAGATGGAGTTCACGCTTCAAGCTGGTACGAAGTTCAGAGTGGAGAAGATAAAAGGCAAAGAAGTATGGCTTACAGTTATAGACTGATAGATCATGTTGAAGAAAGTTATAATTAAAGGCATATGGTGCCTATGTAAACTTTACTGTTTACATGCTTCTGCATATGGTTTAAGATGTCACTATAATGGCCATAGGGGCCTAAGTGGGAGGAGGAAAATGTCTTCTGCAGAAGTGAGAATGAACTTGAAGAACAAGATTGCCGGTTCACTATACGGTTTCTGTATAGGCGACTCTCTTGGTGCTACTACTGAGTTCATGGACTCAAGACAAGTCATTGCCAAGTATGGTCGAGTCAAGGACATGATCGGAGGTGGATTGCTGGACCTGAAGCCAGGTGAAGTCACAGATGACACCGAGATGACTATGTGCATCATTGACTCGTTCTTGTCTGACATTGACTCTTCGGATATAGATGTCTTTAAGAATGACGTCGCGAAGAGGTTTGTCGGATGGCTTGACAGTATGCCCAAAGATGTTGGTGGTGCTTGCCTAGTCGGCATCGAGTACTTTGCTAACAATGGCAAGTTCATTGACAGGGATGACGAAGTCCTCGGCAATGGTGCTTTGATGAGGGCACTTCCCTGTGCTCTTCTCGGTCTCTACGATCACAATGACCAGCAGGGTGTGATCACCCATAACTCCTTGAAGTCTAGAGAGGTCATCCAGACCTATTCTAAGATCATCCAAGACCTCCTCATGGGTAAACCCTTTGACACAGACGTAAAGGGGCCTCAGAAGCCGACTGGGTGCCTCACGAATACGTTCAATAATGTGTTATGGTGGAACAAGATCGGTAGGACTTACTCACAGGTTGTACTTGAAGCCGTCAATGATGGTGGAGACTCAGACACCATCGCAGCAATTGCAGGTTCTATCGCAGGTTTGAGGTTCGGTCTTTCCGGTATTCCAGGTAAGTGGTTGAAGATGGTACCGGTAGAACTCAAGAAGAAGATCGGTAAGTTCACGAACTATTGTCTCGAAAATATTGACTATTAATAGTATACTTCGAGTCTTACTTGTGATATAATTTATAGGAAGGCAGAGCCATGCGAAAAGCCGAAAGTGGTCTCTTGGCAAAAGTCAAGTGTCCATCGTGCGGAGCAGTTTCCTTCATATCCAGCGTGCACAGTTCAAAGTTCAAGTACAACAACTTGAAGTATGATCTGACATACGAGACTTGTCCAAAATGCTTTGAGCCCATTTGTCTACAAGTGGATGACAAGCATTCTAAGATGATCTTGAAGAGGGAGATAAGTCTTCTACATGAAGCTTTTGCTGGTTCGCCTTCAGAGAAATTAAAAATGGAACGCGACAAAGCAAAGTCAGACCTCGAGAGTGCGAGGAAGAAACTGGAAAACAAGTTGGATGGACTAGAAGTCAAGCTGGATGACGGTTTGGCTCTGGTCCTCGACTTTTCAGGTGACCAGTCCTGACATAGGAGAACTTGCAGAGAAGCTTCCATTTGCATATAGTAAACTCACCATGGAAGTCATGGACAAAGGAGAGAACATGGATCCACAGAACCAGAACCAAGTAGACGACCAGAACCAGAACGGTGACCAGAACAATGATCAGAACCAGCAGGTGATTGACCAGAACCAGCAGGTGCAGACTCAGGAGAAGACGTTCACCCAGTCTGATGTGACTGCAATGATGACGAAAGAGAAGCAGGAGGGTCGCAACAGTGCTTACAACGCACTCGGCATTGACCCGAACAATAAGGATCTCGTCAACATGGTGAAGAATTTTGTGGCCAGCCAGAAGCCTGCTAATGATACCGATGATGGCTCCGGTAACTCGGCTGAGTTGGAAGATGCACTTCGTCGAGCTCATGAGGCTGAGGTGAAGGTCGAGTGCATGGCTGCTGGTGCAAAGGCTGACATCTTGAACGAGGTGACTGTCCTTGTCGAGAACACCATCAAGGAGAACGCGTCCAACGGTAACGAGATGAGTGTCTCTGATGCAGTGGCAATGCTTCGCAGTAAGTTCCCTGATTGGTTTGTCGGTGATGATGCTTCTCGTCAGCAAGAAGCCAATCGTGCAAAGGGTACCGGGTCTACTGTGAACGTGACGTCTCTCCAGAATTCAGACCCGTCGAAGACTCAACCCGGTTCTATCGGTAAGCGTCTCGCATCTTCTCGCCGTGCAAACAGCGGGAAGTCCAACTACTTTAAGAACTAATTGAAAGGAGATACTATGCTGAACAAGTCTGGTATCACCAAGGAGACCCTCGGTGCTCCTACTCAGATTCTCGCTAATGTCGAGCATCAGTTTTCTGTCGGTTGTGTAGTTGCTCAGGCCGTCGGCACTGCCGTCGGTTCTAAGAAGATCGCCAAGGCTGGTACGCCTATCGTGATCGACTATGGTTCGCCATCCACGGCTGCTACTGCTGGTACCGTCGGTACTACTGCGAATGCCGTCCTTCTCCATGACGTTGATGTCACTGCTGGCAATGCCAACGGTACTGCGCTGATCTTCGGTTTCGTCAACATCAACCGACTCGAGTCCGATGTCCAGACAAAGGTCACTGCTGGTGCCAACAAGGTCGCCAACGTGTCTTTCCTCAAGCTTTAAGATAGGGGGATAGCAAATGACTATCTTTGACATTGTTCGTGCAACTGAGATCACTGCTTACTGGGAGGAGCTCAACCAGGATGAGGCTCCCTACCTTGGTGAGACTCTGTTTCCCAATGAGAAGAAGCTCGGTCTTGATCTGAAGTGGATCAAGGGTTCCAAGGGTCTTCCCGTTGTCCTGAACACTTCCGCTTTTGATGCTGCTTCCATTCCTCGTCCCCGTATCGGTTTTGACCGTCTCTCCGCGGAGATGCCCTACTTCAAGGAGAGCACCTACATTGATGAGGAGCTTCGTCAGCAGCTCAACATGGTGATGGAGACTGGTAACCAGGCTTACATTGACTCCATTGTCAATCGCGTCTTTGATGACGAGACCAACCTTCTCCGCGGTGCCGCTGCCGCCCGAGAGGCTATGCGAATGATGGCACTGACGACCGGTTCCGTCGCGCTTACTGCTAATGGTCAGAACTTCACCTTTGACTACGGTGTGTCCCACAAGGGTTCCGTGACTACGTCTTGGTCTGACACCGCCACTTCTGATCCCATTGAGGATATCCGAAAGGCCGCTGAGTCTATCCAGGATGACACTGGCGCGACCATCACCCGTGCACTTTGCGACGGTGCTACTTGGCGTAACATCCGCAACAATGACAAGGTGAAGAAGTCCATCTTCGTCCTGTCTAATGGCCAGGCTGTCGTCTCTGACACCCGCCTCAAGGAGTTCATGCTCCAGGAGCTCGGCATCTCGGTTGAGGTCAATGACAAGCGTTACATCTCGTCCGTTGGTGCTAAGACAAAGTATGTCCCCGAGAACACCTTCGTTCTTATGCCGGACGGTAACCTCGGTAAGACTTGGTTCGGTACTACTCCCGCCGAGTCCGACCTTATGTCTGGTTCTTCCGCCAATGTCTCCATCACCGACACTGGTGTCGCAGTCACCACTGCTCAGAAGGTTGACCCGGTGAACGTCGAGACCATCGTCTCCCAGATCTGCCTCCCGTCTTTCGAGGCTGCAGATGAGGTCTACATCCTGACTACCACTGCTTAGAAGTAGTCTGAGATAAAGCAACTAGGGCCGGGCATAGTCCCGGCCCCTGTCGTAAGAACGGAGGTAATCAAATGCCAATGGTTAAGATCACGAACGGTGTCGAGGAGTTCATTGTCACTGACGGTGGCTTCCATAACTTCTATGAGCCAATCGGTTTCCATGAGGTGACCAATGACAATGATCCCGTTGAGGCTCCCCACGGTGTCGCAGATGATGGTTCTTCTCTACTCGAGAAGCCTGTGTCAGAGTGGACCGATGCCGAGCTCAAGAACTTTGCTCATGACAACATGGTAGGTCTCAAGGGGATCAAGACTCGTGAGGGTGTTGAGGAAGTAGTCTCCAAGTACCTTCTCGAGAATGGTCTTCAGTAGAAGAGGAGGAGACTATGACTCTGGACGAGATCGAGATCATTCGCAGGGAGACTCGAGAAGTCCAGTCTCCTTACTTCGAAGACGGTGACATCGAGTACTACTATGAGAAGAACGGTGGGAATCTGGAAGCTACGATCTATGATCTACTTCTAGTCAAAGCCGAAGACTCTACTATCAGTGTTTCTGGTCTTTCTACTTCTGATACGAGTGCTTACTTCCGTCGACTTGCTTCTCGCCATCGTCAATACAATTCAGGTGTTGTCGATGTATAACACGAAGTTCGAGACTTACAAGCTTTCAAGGTTGATAAAGCAGTCCGGTAAAGACTTTGTCATAATGCGCAGGACTCGCAATGAGTTCAACGAGCTTTCTGGTGAAGTGGTGACTGTCGGGATGCTGAGAGGCATCTACCATGAAAGCAACTCCTATGAGACGGAGACAGTAGGTGATGCCTCGATCGCGAGGACTAAAAAGCAGCCTATGGTACTTTGTCTCAAAGAAGAAGTCGATGTTCTCGATATTGAGTATGGAGACTACATCGAGTTTGAAGGCAGGAAGATAGAGTTCGTCAAAGCAGTAGATGTTCAAAACTGGGGAAAGATAGCTGACCTTAGTTTCCAGGAGGTCGATGAAGGTGGCGGATTCGGTAATAACACTTGACATTGATGCTGAAGAAGCTATCGCCAAACTTGAGCAATTGAAGCCAAGGGTGATGGCAGCAGTCGAGATGTTGCAAAAGTCGAATGCAGCTAAACTCAAGTCTTACATGCAAAGGAATAGACCTTGGACTGACAGGACTGGAGAAGCAAAACGTCGTCTTGATGCGGTGGTGTCAAAACCGAATGACCACACTGTGAGGATCACGTTGTCACATGGTGTCGACTATGGCAAGTGGCTAGAACTTGCTCATGAAGCTAAGTATGCTATCATCAGACCTACTATCAAGAGGGAAGGCCCGGACATCTACGACGAGTTCCAGAACTTCCTCGAGAAGGTGGTTAAATGATAGACCCGGTTAGTTTCAAATACAAAGAGAACAGGTGGCAAGACCTGTTCTTCTTTTTGAAGTCGAAGGGGTTTGAAGTCTATCCCCCTTCTACTAAGACTGGAGACTGCCTCAGTCCGTACATAGTTGTAAAGTATGATGGGACATCTGCTGTGACCAGCTCAGACTCCGTCAGAGACCTCTACAGCATCATGTGCTACGTGCCGAGGAACAAGTATTCAGAACTGGAGTCATTGGTCCAGTCAGTGAAGGAAGCAATGGCCGAGTTGAAGCCGATGTTCCTCCCTTACGATGGTGAACAGACTCCAGCGTATTTTGACGACGCGGTGAAAGGACATTACGTCGGCATCGAATACAAGAACTACAAGCTGAACTATTAGGAGGTTCAACATGGCTACTCCGAAGAAGTCGAAGGCTGAGATCCCTACTATTGATGTCTCCCTCGTGACTATTGAGGACTCCGCCGGCAACGAGTTTGGTTTTGATACCTCTAACTCGATTGCTACAGAGCCGCAACTTGAGACACAGGATGCGGTCAAGCTTATGATCAAGGGTAAGTTGAAGGCGCAGAAGAAGGAGAAGTCCACTCTTACTGGCATTCAGATCACGCTTACCGACAACGTGTTCAATCCCGAGCTCGTCAAGGTGCTCCAGGGTGGTACTGTGTCTTATGGATCGGATGGTGCTTTCCAGTCCTACACGCCTCCCGTCCAGGGTAGTGATGATGCCGGTGAAGAGTTCACCTTGAACGCCTACAGTGCTCAGTACAATGCGGCTGGTCAGATCGTCGCCTATGAGAAGACGTCCTACCCGAACTGCACTGGCGTCCCCATCTCGTTCAACTCCACTGATGATGAGTTCCGTGCCCCTGAGTACACCATCAACAGTGCTCCTGCAGATGGGCAGGCACCCTACAAGATCGAGATGGTGAAGACACTTCCGGTTCTCGCGGAAGCTTCTAGTGTCTCAGCTTAACAGTAACTCCTAGAAAGGATCAATCATGGAAGTAATTGAAGGCAACAGCAACATGAAGGTAACTAGCATTGCAGACCTCGCACTCTATGGCAAAGGTCAAGTAGTCGAGCTTCCGGAGTTCGGTGAGGGACAACGTTTCTTTGCCCGCCTCCGTCGTCCGTCTATGATCATGCTTTGCAAGACTGGTAAGATCCCCAATACGTTGCTTGCAAAGGCAAACGAGTTGTTTAATAAACCGAATGCCACGATTGATCCTTCTTCTAAGGACTCCTCCGAGACTTACGAGTTGATTGACATCATTCTGGATGCTGCTTTCGTGGAGCCGTCTTATCAAGACATGGTCTCTGCAGGTGTCCAACTTACTGACGAGCAGATCCTTGCAGTGTTCAACTATACACAGAATGGTGTGATGGCTCTCGAATCCTTTCGTCGCAAGCGAGAGGTGCTTGAACGTTCTCGCCATAGCAAAGACGTTCAATAAGCTTCCGAGTGAAGTCCTCTCCATCAAAGACGAGTTCACAGCATATTGTTTCGATGAGGCAATGACTTTCATAGAAGCAAAGATGCGAGATGGAGAAGAGCCCCATTACTCGAAGAAGTACAAGTCTTTCGGTGAGTACATAAAGACATTGGACTTACAATAGAGGGAGAAAGGAGCCTAGGATGGCAATTGTTGCTGGAGCTATCGAGGGCTACCTTGACCTTGACATTGAGAAGTTCAAGAACGCACTCAGTGAAGCCAGTGATAAACTAGATTCCGCGTCTTCTAAGATGGAAGAGTCCGTCGGGAAAGGCACAAGCGGAATTGAGAGCAAGTGGGACCAAGCAGCTTCTAAGATATCAGCCGGAGGAAAGACAATACAAGGCGTCGGAGCAAAGATGTCTTTGTCTCTGTCGGCTGGTGTCTTAGCAGTTGGCGCAGCTTCTGTCACACAAGCAGACCAAGTCAATAAAGCTAGTTCTACTATTCAAGCTTCTCTTGGTCTTGCTTCTGACGAGACAGAACGACTTACTGATGTAGCACGTCAAGTCTACACGAACGGTTTTGGTGAGTCACTTGACCAAGTAGCAAATGACATTATCATGGTCCGTCAGCAACTTGGAGACTTGAATGACACCGATCTGAACTATGTGACGACAGGTGTCCAGAACCTTTCAGACTTGTTTGACGCAGATGTCAAAGAATCAGTCCGTGGCGTAAAAGTCTTGATGGACAACTTCGGGTTGTCTGCTCAAGAAGCCATGGACTTGTTTGCTTCTGGTTGTCAGAATGGTCTTAACGTATCTGATGAGCTCGGTGACAACTTGTCTGAGTATGGACCAAGGTTCAGCCAGATGGGCTTCAGTGCTGAAGAGTATTTTCAGATTCTTCAGAACGGTGTTGACAATGGAGCTTACAGTCTCGACAAGTGCAACGACTTTCTAAACGAGTTCCAGACGGCTCTCTCCGACGGTCGAATGGATGAGAACATCGGCAACTTCAGCCAGTCAACTCAAGATCTCTTCCAAAAGTGGAAAGAGGGATCTGCTACTGGTAAAGAAGTCTATGAAGCCGTGATATCTGATCTCGGTGGAATGTCTGACAAGTACCAGCAAGCTCAGACTGCATCTGCTATTTGGTCTTCACTCGGTGAAGACAACGCGATGTCAATGATCACCGCGATGAGCTCCGTTGGAGATACTTACGACGACGTCTCTGGCAAGTCTGGAGAGATGGCAGACCAAGCAAGCCAGTCACTTGGGACACAGTTCACTTCGACTATCAGATCAGTGCAAGACTGCCTGGCAGACCTCGGGTCTACAGGTACAGGTCCATTGACTGACATTTTGAACCTTGTCCAACAAGGCGTAGACTGGTTCAAGTCTCTTGATGATGGTACTAAGCAGATGATCGTGACTATCGCACTTGTGGTTGCTGCGATAGGACCTGTGGTGTCTATTATTGGCACATTGATGACTGTGCTTGGACCAATTGTCTCTGTGATCGGTACTATTGTTGCAGCTGTCGGTGGAATTCCAGTAGTGATAGCAGTTGTAGTCGCAGCAATTGTAGGACTACTTGCTACAAATGAGGACTTCAGAAACAAAGTCGTCGAGATCTGGAACGCGATATGCGAAGGTGCACAACAGATATTCCAAGCAATTGCAGACTTTCTGTCTGGTGTGTGGCAGGGAATCTGTGACACAGCTATCGGGCTTTGGAATGGTCTTACTTCGACTTTGTCTGGCATATGGCAGGGCATTCAAGACACGGTGTCTTCAATCTGGAATGGCATCCAGAACGTCATCTCCACAGTGTGGAGCACCATTGTCTCTGTGGTGACAGGGGCTATCACAAACGTCCAGAACATCATCAGCTCGATTCTCAACACTATCAAGAGTGTCTTCTCTTCTGCTTGGGATGCTTGTAAGACAACAGTGACAAATGCTTTCAATGGCATTAAGAATGGAGTGTCGAATGGTATCCAGTCGGTGCTCAACTTCGTGAGGAACTTGCCTGGTCAGATCCGCAGTGCACTCGGCAACCTTGGAAACCTGCTACTTGGTGCAGGTAGGTCAATCATCAATGGCTTGCTTCGAGGTTTGAAGTCCGCATTCGGCAATGTGAAGTCGTTTGTCGGTGGCATTGGTTCTTGGATCAAAGCTCACAAGGGACCAGAGGACTACGACCGTAAACTTCTTATTCCGAATGGCGGATGGATCATTGAGGGTCTTGGCAAGGGACTTGAGAAGGAATTTGAATCTGTTCTTGACCAGGTTGATGACTATGGTCAACGCATCAGTGACGAAGTTGGATCTAAAGTCTCTATGAAGCCAATTGACTTGACGACTTCAATGCCGTCGGCTGAGTCTATTGACAAGCTTTCTTCAACGGCGAAGCTGATGAGTCAAGTATCTGATATGCAGAAGTCACTTGGCATTGGAAACGAGTTCTCGTCTAACTACTCTGATACGAGTACTTTCGACTATGCTCGCTTCGGTCAAGAAGTAGTTAACGCGATGAAGGACTCTCCGATAGTGTGCAAGACTGACATTCACATGGAAGATGGAGACGTGTACATGGATAGTGAGAAGGTCGGACGAAAAGTCGCTCCGACTATCTCGAGAGTTCAGGCGAAGGAGGCAAGTGAAGATGACAAGTGACATTGTGATCAACCGGCGACTTGGAGACGCCATCTCGATTGATGGTAGTGACGTATACGCAGACTTCAATGCCGACCTTGTCTCCTTCAGTTACTCACCTGGCTCAGTCAAGTCTGACTCGTCAAGGAAGATTGGAAAGTCCGGCTTTAGTCAATACGGCATAGACTTCAGACCTGGGTCAATTGGTCTTGTGTTCTACATTGTCGGTGACTCAAAGTCGGACATTCTCAAGAAAGCTTCTGACTTGATTGTTGCTTGTGGCAAATGCATGATAGAGACAGATGTTGACTTGACTTCACAGTATGACTGCGTGATGAGTTCTTACTCGGTGAGCTTGACTGGTATAGAATGGGTCGCGCAATTGAGTGTCACACTTGATGCGATCCGGCATCTACCACTTGTAGTGAAGAAGGCGACTTCGAAAAGCAGTCTTCACGTCTACAATCCAGGTTCAGTGCAATCTGGTATACGCATCAAAGCTACTCACCATCTTTCGAATAAGACAGACCTTGCTTTCTCTGTCAATGATGAACAGTTTGTCATTAGAAATGTGACACAGAATGAGCCAGTAGTAATTGACGGAATAGATGGAAAAGTCACACATCTTGGTGCCAACAAGATTCTAGACTCGACGTTGACTTCTTTCCCTATTGCAGGGATTGGAGAGATGACAGTCAAGTGCAGCATTCCAGTAGACTTTGAAGTAAGTTTCTATCCGACTTTCGTCTCTTAGTAGGGAGGTATGGCAATGATAGTAGTACATGATCCAGCAAACGCTTCTAACTTGATCACGTTGTTCATTGAAGATGATGCATGGTCAGTGAAACATTCTTACAACGGCTTTGATACTTTGTCTTTGCAGGTTGACTCAAAGTCAGAGTACGTGAAGTACTTGAAAGAAGAAGTCAAGTTGACTGTGATCGGTCTTCGAGGTCAAGACAACGAGTTCTTAGTAAAGAACGTAGATGACCGAAATGGTATCCTCTACATTGATGCTGATATCAATCTTGACGAGTGGAAAGCTACTATCATTCCATCCTACAGGAAAGTCAATAGCTCACTTGATGACATTCTCGCTTCAATCCTTCCGAATGGTTGGTCTAAGTCTGGGCAAGAGAAATTCACCAAGAGGACTACGATTGAAGCAAATGAGGGAAAGCCTCTTGAAGCAGTCACACCACTTGAGATCCTTGACAAGTGTCCAGAAGCTTATGGTTGCGTGTTCAATTTTGACACGTTGGCCAAAGTAGTGAAGTGCATTGATCCAAGTGAATACAAAGCTTCAGGCGAGTTCGTGATGAAGGATCTGAATATGTCAGATCTCGGGTTCACGGGCTCGTCTTCTGGGTTCGCGACACGACTTTACGCATATGGTAAACAAGATGAAGATACCGGTGAGTATCTGACTTTTGCAAGTATCAATGAAGGTAAACAGTATGTTGAAGACATCTCCTACTGTGACAAGATAGTCTGTGTCGGATGGAACGACGAGAGGTACACCGTCAAAGAAGATCTTCTCGCAGCTTCAAAAGCTAAACTCGCAGAGCTCAGCAAGCCTACTCGTTCATATGAATGTTCAGATGTAAGACTTACCTCTAACACCTACCTCTATCAGATAGTCACATTGATAGACTCTGACAGGAAGATCAGAGTAGACCATCAGGTCATCGAGTGGACTGAAGGCGGGAACAGGAACAATGATTCTGTGACTTTGTCAGCAGTCGTACCTTCCATCGCGTCACTAGTCAAAGAGAAGATAGACGTTGACTCAAAGATAGACCAAGCTACTAAAGACTTGACTTCAGCCTACAACAAGGCAATTGATGAAGCTACCGAGAAGATCAAGGGCTCCTACGGTGGCTACTTCAAATGGGTCTATGATGTCAATGGCAACCCCATGGAACTTGTCAATCTCGGAGATTCTACAGACATTGACAAAGCACAGCATGTCTGGCGTTGGAACAAAGAGGGCCTAGCTCATTCGAACACGGGCTACAATGGAACCTATGGTCTGGCATTGATGGCTGATGGTTCAATAAACGCGTCTATGATGACCGTCGGAATTATTCAGGGAGGCAACTCCTATTGGAATTTGAACACGGGTGAGCTTCACGCTAACGGTTACTTCAGGACTTCTTCTGTAAGAGACTATGTCCAGATAGATCCTGAGTTCTCTCAGTATGAGACAACCGGCACAGACAAGATTAAAGGTGCCGGAATCGAGTTCGTGTGTTCTGAGAACTACATGAAAAGCTACCTTGCTTCTGAGACCTTCACTGAAGAAGAGGGAAAAGTCTCAGCATTGACCATGCATGGCGGATATGTCAACAAAGGAGATCCCGGTGCATGGATGAGAATTGGTGAGAGGAAGCAATACGACAATGACACGAAGCTCGGAGGACTCCTAAGGCTACTTTGTTATTCCGAGTATGAGAAGAGTTTCAATTCAGAATCATATGCTGGCTTCTACGCGAATGCACCGGAAGTTTCCGCGAATGATACGACAAATGTCGGTATGGAAGCCGTAAAGAACATAGACAATGACAACTACATTGTCGGTGTTGATGCTAATGCGGATGACAAATTCTTGAGATTCAGTGGTTTTGTCGGTACATTCAGTAAGCTGGGATCTTTCCCAGTAGTCAATTGGACTTCAGCTCAGACAATAACTCAGTTCTATACGAACACGTTCTCAGCGACGTTGCCAAGCCCGCCTAAGTATGGTACGTACCGCCCGCAGGCGACAGTTGATCATGTGATGTCTGACGGTAACAAGCTTATCTGTTCTGTTGCCAACTGTGGTCCGAGTGGATGGAACGTGTACGTATGTTCTTTTCCGCAGAAGGTGGTGACTTCAGTCGACGCGACATGGAGCCACACCGGTGATGGCACAGTTAAGAACTTGAGCATAAACGTGAACACTGCGACTTTGTTCCCGTCTAACTCTACGTCTTTCTTGTTGTTCACACTCGGTGTCCTTCTTCCCAGTTAGGAGTGATGATGGAAGTAAGTAGAGAGAAGTATGATGGAGTCAACTATGGCTTAGACTTCTTTGTACCAGAAGACGAGATGTCTGATAAAGCAAAGGAGACTTTCATCAGTCAGTCAAGTGAGACTTCGTCTATGTCTGAAGACAATCCCGGATGTGGTGGTGTCCATTACATGATTCCTGAAGCGGCTTTCGCGACATACGGCCTGCTTCTCGGGACTACATCACATGAGGAGACTGCGAAGTTCTTGATGCATATCAGGGACAATGGAGAACCTTCTCCTGATCCAGAGACTGGTGAGAACGCATGGACAAGTGCTTACAATGAACTAGAAGCTCAGATCAATGGTAGTCAAAGTGAAGTGGGTATATCCCTTACCGGGATTGGTGAGGGGCCTCAGAAGGCATCTGGTAGCCTCTCAGGCATATCCAAGACTAGGTCTCTATTAGGTCTTCCATCTTTCAACGATGAGCTGATGACTTTGAGTTCAGATGCTGAGACGTCAGAAGTAGATGACGGTTTCTACAAGATCCCGTCTTCTATCTATGATATGATAGATGAAGATGCAGTTGACAGAGCACGTAATAGTTTCATCATGTCTTTGACTGTAAAGACAGACTTCCGGGAAGGAGATGAGCAATAGATGGCAAGGACTTTCGAGTTTGATCTCGACATGGACAAGACTCGCAGGAGCAAGACAATCCTAGCGGTCCGTGTAGGAGATATCGGGTCTTCTGTGGTGAAGGCGAATATCAAAGCAGATGGAGAAGACTATACTCCGGCAGGTTCGAAGTGCTATTTTGAATGCTTGACTAATGCCGGTACTTCAGTGAGGACTGAAGCTTCTCTTTCTGGATCGATCGTGACAGCTACACTTCCGTCTCAGGCTTTCAAGAAGCCCGGTGTGATCTCGGTAGCATACTTTAGGTTCGAGAACGGGACTTATGACAACCCGTCTTATGTGGAGTCAACACAGAACTTCGCGATTGTTGTTCCTGATTCGATTGATGACAATGTTGACCCGAGTGACTACATTGCCGACTGGAGAGCAGTTGCTGAGATTGAAGAACAAGTAAACGCAGTTAAGAATGCAGCTGCAAAAGCAAATGCTTCTATCTCTGAAGCAGCTTCTAATGTTTCCACAAGTGAGAGCAAGTTCGTTGAAGACTTGACAGCAAAGCAGCAACAATTGAATGTCAAGGTCGAGTCTTTTGATACGAATGCTAACCAGCAGATTGAGACTTTCAATACCAACGGAAGCCAGGCGATCTCGTCTTTCAACTCCAAAGCAGACTCCGCGATCGCGAGTGTCAATTCCCAGACAGAGACTTTGAAGACACAGACTGACAAAGCAGTGCAAGATTCTAACAATGCGCTGAACGGTACTACTGCTTCTAACATCAACAAGAGGATGGACACTCTCGAGCAGTCTATCAAGGACATGGATACAAGTAAGATCGAGTATCCAATTCCTGTGGCAAAAGGTGGCACCGGCGCGACTGATGCTATGACTGCGAGGGAGAATCTTGAAGCTGCAGCTTCTTCTCACACACATTCTACTAATGACATAACTAAGGGGCTTCTGCCAATGTCCCGAGGCGGTACTGGAGCTCCAAATGCAGCTATTGCATTGGATAATCTTGGTGCAGCAGAGAAGGCCCATAAACATTCGGCCAATGACATCACGTCAGGTGTGTTTCCCATTGAACGAGGTGGCACAGGTTGCTCGACTTTAGAAGCAGCTAAGGTGGCTCTTGGAATCAAAGACAGCTCGAATGTACTTTCAGTTGAGAACGGGAACGTAGTCAAAGCAGAGTTTGAGAGTTCTGGCAACATCTATAAAGGTTTGGCTAATGTAAGCTTTTTCAAATTGACAGTACCTGACCTTCCGTCTGTCCCGTCAGAAGAAGACATCAATGGCAAAAGCCTGTTTGTCAAGTTTGACAAGCCAAGCACAAGCGTGAATGACTATATTGCAATCAAGGTGAATAACTCTACTGATAGGTTCTTTGTCGGTGGAGTATCTCCTACTTCTAACAACTTGACAATGTTCAAATGGAACTCGTATGTGTATGGTAACTCGTCAGTTCCGATGGCATTCTCTGTGTTTTCGAATTACCATACCAGTTCTCAATGGCGTGACATAGCTATCATACCCGGTGGTTATTCTTCATACACACACGGAGGGTCAAGTGCAAGTTACGCGTGGGCAGTATCTAAGGGTGGCACTGGTGCTACTAATGCTACTCAAGCGAGGGAGAACTTGGGAATCACGCTTGCTAACCTTGGCATAACTTCGGGCACAGCAGATCCGCCTGCAACTGGAACTCCTGGTCACATATACATCAAGGTGATGTAGTCATGGCTTTCAGGAAAGAAGTTGCCAGGAAAGATGGCAATGAGGGCATTACAAACACAGACAGCCTTAAGTACCATGTCATTGTCCAGATTGGACTTGGTGACATAGTGGACTTGAAGACAGGATCTGTAGAAGTCTATATGGCTTCTCAAGTGTGTGTCGAGAAGGGTGATGGCCCAAACTGGGCGTATGCAAAGTACACTTGTTCTCAGCCGAAGATTGTAAGTGGCACGGAGACTGTAGCTTTAGGTAATCCGGGCGCATATGGAAAGAACACAGGCTGGACATTGATCGGTACTTACAACAGAGGAGACACAGTCTCCATCTCGTCTAAGTGCTGGTACACTGCTGGCTCAGGCGCTTACCATGAGTCTTTTGCTAATTTGTCTTTCACGATACCTGAGTTTCCGAAGCCGGTCATCACGAAGATCTTTCCAGCAGATAAAGTCAACAGGACTAAGGGTAAAGTCACAGTCACTTCTTCTGTCTCACTTGGTGATCTGACAAATGTTGGGACGTTCATCAGGTTGACTTCTCTAGTGTGTATGTTCGCGTCTGCCGACACAAGCCAGCCAATGTCTGACAGTATCGGTTTTGACGCGACATATCCAGTTGAACCCGACGCGACAAACCCGAAGACAGAGACGCTTGACTTGACTGCGCAGTGGATATCAGGTGCTTTGGCTAACATTACGGACGTGCACTACCTTGGCTTTACAGTAAGTGCGATGTATGACTGGTATGGTAAGAAGATCACAGTAGATGCTCCGTTCATTCTTCTAGAACTAGTAGATACAGTAGTGATGCCTGCTACATTGTATGTATATGACCAGCAGGGCCATCCAGCCCAAGCAAAACTAAGTCTTTATGACGAGTCTGGTAATGTCAATGGAGAAGTAGAAGTCTACTTCTATGACTCTTCAGGAAAGCCTATACAAGTCCAGTGACTTGTGATACAATGAGTTTGAAGGAGGTGACAATCTGTGAGGATTGATTATCTTGAGTCTTTGTCCCACGAAGAGCTTCTTTCTACAGCAGAGAAGCGAGGGGTGGTCGGATGTGAAGAGAAGGATGACAAGGAGCTTATGAAAGCACTTGCTACTTTTCCCGAGAACGACTATCTGAACTGCAGTGAGTATGTGGACGAAGCAAATGTAGGTGATCTAGTCGCGTTCAGGACTAAAGCCTACAACGTGAAGTCAGCCAAGATCGTCTCCAAGGACAATGCTTCTAAGAAGGCATGTCTCGAGACGAAGTACGGCATGAAGTTCACAGTTGACTTTGAAGACATCATCTGGGTCAACACCAACGGCCATTGGCCGAAGTGGGTATACAACCTGTTGAAGGGAAAGTATCATGAAAGTAGTAGAGCAGACGCTTAGTGAAGAGGAAGCCGAGGAAGCGATCAAGACTTTCTCGGAACTCAAGGCAAAGAAGGACAAAGTCGACAAGAAGTTCGAGCAGGCAAAAGCTAACTTCTATAAGCAGATGGGAAACTTCCTTGATGCGAATGATGACTGCGAAGACAACTTCTGGTTTGATGACGATAGCGGGAACGTGTTCTCCGCGACAAGGTTCTTCAAGACTAAGGTGACTTTCCATCCCGAGAAGGTGAAGGAGATTCTTCCCGACTTGGTAGATGAATCTGAAGTCATAACTAAGATCGTGACAATCCTTGACTGGGATGGTTTCTCCAAGTTGTTGAAGGCACATGGCGTGAAGTTCTCCGAGGTGCTTCCGCTCATCAATGTCCAGAAAGAAGTATCTAAGGATGCTATAGACCAACTGGTTGAAACTGGTGTCATTAAGAAAGAGGATCTTGCTGGCACCTACGAAGTGACAGTCGGTAAGCCGCAGTTCAGGGTGACTGTTAAGCGAGCCGAAGATGGAACCGAGTAAGTCAAAAGGCGATCAGCTCGCAGCGGTGATACTTCATTACGGTTTGGCAGACAGGATCTATTCTAGACAAGACAAGATAGTCTGCCCGTTCCATCCAGACAGGAACCCGTCAATGAAAGTCGACTATGAGTCTGGTGAGTTCTATTGCTTCGGGTGTGGTGCTCGAGGTGATGCTTTCACTTTCATGAAGAAGATGGAGGGAAGGAAGAGGAACCTCAACTCACTTGAAGAGTTAGTACTGTTCCAGAAGATAGTCAATGGCACAGCAAAGTCTGAGCTTCCATCATATTCTAAGCAGTGTCCAGAAGCTACCAGATCCTCTCAGAGGCAACTTTACGTGCAGGCCTATGATCTATACCATGGCCTCCGTAAAGTCGACTGGATGTCACCTGAGACACCCGAGGAGATCAGGATAGCTTCTTACATGAAGGACAGAGGGTTTGGTCCCGAGACTTTGGCAGAAGTCAAAGCAAAGGTGACTTACAGAGACCCGTACCAGTTGATCTTCCCGATACTTGACAATGGCAAGTTCAAAGGTTGGGTCTCCAGGACAGATGATCCGGAGACTGCTTCCTACAGGAAGTATCTTTACAACAAAGGCTTCAGAAGGTCTAACTGCTTAGTAGGTGATTATGGTAGATTCGGAGACGAACGTGACGACTATGTAGTAGTTGTCGAAGGGTTCATGGACAGGCTGAAGTTTCTTCAGTTCGGAGTCAAGAACGTAGTTGCTTTGTTCGGATGGAAAATGTCCGAAAACCAGAAGCAAAAGTTGTTTGACTGTGGTATAATGAATCTAGTCTCCGCGTTAGACAATGACGAGTGTGGAAGGAAGGGGACGGAGTGTCTTAGAAAAGACTTCAATGTCACAAGGATGAGGTACTTGAAAGGTATCAAAGATCCAGGAGACATGACACAGGAGACTTTCAACAGGATGTGGAAAAGGACGATGTATGACTATCGTCAAAGTAGAAAGGTGAAGTAATGGGACTTCTCGACAGCATCAAGAGCGACATTCAGAGGACCGGCTCCAACAAGCAGAAGTTGGTCTACTTCCGTGATGGCACGAAGAAGCGTCTCCGTTTCCTCAACGACATGGAGGATGGTCTGGAGATCAACATCCACTCTAACTGGGAGAAGCGTATCACGGCAGTGTGTGCCGAGCATTACGGTAAGACTTGTGAACTTTGTGAGCAGGCGGAGGATCCGGACTCCGGCTTCCGTTCTAAGACTCACTATTGCTGGTCTGTGTATGACTACGATGAGAACAAGGTCCTACTGTTCATGTTTGCAGTGACTCGTTGTTCTCCTCTTGCTCAACTTGCTGCGATCTACGAGAACTATGGTACTCTCTGTGATCGCGACATCATCATCACTCAGGTCGGCAAGGGCATTGACAAGAACTTCACTGTGATGCCGATGGACAAGCAGAAGTTCAAGAACACGAAGGCTAAGCCCTACTCCAAGCAGGCCGTCCTCAAGATCCTTCGTGAAGCTTATCCCGACACTGACAAGTTCATGGGTAGCACGAACGAGAAGCTCGATGAGTTCAATCGCGTAGTCAATGATGACGACGAGCTCATGGACTCCTCTGAGTACGATGGCAAGTCCGCAAAGGAGCTTTATAAGCTTTGCAAGGAGCGAGGCCTCGAAGCAGTTATTAAAAAACCTGCAGCGTTCTACATCAATCTTCTTCTTGAAGATGACAAGGCAAAGGATGACTGGGGCGATGACGACGACTGGGATGATGAAGAGGGCGGAGATCCCGATTCTGATGACTGGGACGAGTAAACTTTAGTAGTCAAGGAGTAGTCAGATGACGTTTGAATCTATGTTTGGTCAGCAAGCTTCGAACCAGGAGAAGCTTCTTTCTAGTGGTATGTATGATGACTTTTCGAGCATCAACAAAGACTCTGTGCTTCCGGTAGATGATCCTAAGCTTTGCAGCTATCATGTGCAACAGCTTGTCTCTGAGATCGGTGAAGTACTCGAAGCTGACAAG